ATAAATTCTTGTAAGACAAACTTGATTTTTTTGTAATACTGCGGTATAATGGCAGTATATAAATGTGAGGATATTATGAATATTGAACAATTGCAAGAACAGTGGGATAAAGATTGCGAGATTGATGACAACTATCTCGGTGAAACAACCACAGCAACTCCTAAGTTACATGCCAAGTATTTAAAACTACTTGTCAACATTAAACTTAAACACACCAAATACCAATCAGACTACAACATGCTTCGGAAAAATAAATTCCGATTGTATCGTGGCGAATTGTCACGTGATGAATTAACAGATCTTGGTTGGGAACAATGGCAAGGTGTTAAGCCATTGAAGAATGAGATGGATGAATTCCTTTCAGGTGACACCGAACTAAATACTTTAAGAGTCAAGATTGATTATCTTGAGACAATGATATATTTTCTTGAATCCGTTCTTGGCCAAATCAAAGCCAGAGACTGGCAGATTAAGACTGCAGTTGAATGGAAGAAATTCTTAGCTGGTATGTAATGATAAAAATTGAGAAGTTAGACGAAGTTTATGTTAGAGTTTTTAGCGATGGTTCTATTGAACAAGAACTCGCTGACTTCTTTACGTATGAATATCCAGGTGCAAGATTCACACCACAATTCAGAGCAAGACTCTGGGATGGTAAGGTTCGTCTTTATGATCAAGTTAGAAAAACTCTTTATGTTGGTTTAGTATCATATGTTGAAGAGTTTGCCACTCGCAATGGGTATGGCATTGAATACGTAACTCCTGTATTCCATCAAAATAATATCACGCATCAGATTGTAGAAGACTATGCTAAGTCACTCAATCCTCATGGTCGTGGTAAACCAATCGAAATCCGAGACTATCAAATTGAAGCAGTAAAGACTGCTCTCGATAAAGAGCGGACACTCCTATTATCTCCCACTGCGTCGGGAAAGTCATTTATAATTTACACCACGATGCGTTGGCATATTGCACACGATCGTAAATGTATCATTATAGTTCCAACAACATCTCTTGTTGAACAGTTATACACTGACTTTGAAGACTACTCCTCTGCCAATGGTTTCAATACTGCTGGTGCTTGCCAAAAGTTATACGCAGGATTCACTAAAGAGTTTACCAAAGATGTTTTAATTACAACATGGCAGTCTATATACTTACAGCCTAAGTCTTGGTTTGCTCAGTTCGATGTAATCTTTGGAGATGAGGCACATCAGTTTAAAGCAAAGTCCCTAACAACAGTTATGGAAAAGATGGACAAGATTCGTTATCGTATTGGTACAACAGGAACACTTGATAACAAAAAGGTTCATCGTTTAGTTCTTGAAGGTATGTTTGGTCCAGTGCATAAGGTTACTACAACCAAAGCACTCATGGATTCAGGAAGACTTACCACACTAAATATAATGTGTGTGATGTTGAAGTACAACGAAGAGATTCGTAAGGCACAAAAGAATAAGACTTATCAAGAAGAGATGGACTTTCTTGTAAGTAATGATAAACGAAATAAATTTATTCGTAATCTTGCAGTAAAGTGTGAGGGTAATACCTTAGTGCTTTTTCAGTTTGTTGAAAAACATGGTAAGATTTTATATGAATTAATAAAGGACAAGGTACATGAAAACCGCAAAGTGTTCTTTGTTTACGGAGGAACAGATACAACCGATCGTGAAGCAATTCGTCACATTACAGAGGGTGAGAGCGATGCTATCATTATTGCTAGTTTTGGGACATTCTCCACTGGCATCAACATACCGTCTCTCGAGAATGTCATTTTTGCATCACCATCAAAAAGCAAGATCCGTAATCTGCAAAGTATTGGTCGTGGATTGAGATTGAAAGATGGCAAGACTAAATGTAATCTGTTTGACCTTGCCGATGATTTACATTGGAAGTCTTGGAAAAACCATACTCTAAATCATGCAGCTGAAAGATACAAAACTTATGCTGAAGAAGAATTTAAAGTTAAAATAATAGAGGTGGATCTATGTTAGATAACAACGAGTTCTATATTGTAATGAAACTCACTTCAGGTGAGCAAGTGATGGCTGTCCTCAGAGAAGAGGATGAAGAACATGTCTTGCTTGAATCCCCAATGTGCATTAGAACCATTCCCATCTTAGAAGCAAGTCGTGAACATGTAACGGCTCATCCTCTATGTCAATTTTCAGATGATAGAACTTTTGTAATCGCAAAGCGAGACATTATGTTTGTTAAGAAGTTGCATCATCTATTCATACCTCACTATCAACGCATTGTTGCAGAGCATGAGAAACTTTCTTTTATAACAAAAGATCAGAAAGAAGAATTGCTCTGGGAAGATGAAGTAGATCAGGAAGAAGCAAAGAGAAGAATCTCTATGTTAGAGGATTTAGCTAAAACTCCAAAAGATGAGGAAGAAGAAAAGAGATACAGAGTATTCGTTGAAGGAAACGATACGATTAACTAATACGTCACGATCAACCCTAACACAGTGATTATGACCTAAGTCAATTAAAAAAGCAAATTTATTTTATCTACAACTTTGCAATTGAATAAGATTTGTCTTTTCGTCATGATTGATGTATACTTATGAATAAATTGAATTAACTGAGGAATGAGTATGTATGGCACAATATGTAAATAACGCTGACTTTCTAGCAGCTATCGTTGAGATGCGAGCTAAGAAAAAAGAAGCTGAAGACAAAGGTTTGCCGAAACCACAAGTAAGTAATTACATTGGTGAATGCATTCTTAAAATAGCAAACCATCTTTCTTATAAACCAAACTTTATTAATTACTCTTATCGTGAGGAGATGATATCTGATGGCATTGAAAACTGTCTTCAGTATATTGATAACTTTGATCCCACCAAATCCAATAATCCGTTTGCATATTTTACGCAGATTATCTGGTATGCATTTCTGCGAAGGATTGCCAAGGAAAAGAAACAAAGTTATATTAAAGGTAAGTTGATTCAGGATATGCCATTTGAGATGTTTGAGTTACAAGAACAAGATGACACAGGTGAATTTCATAATGCGTATTTAGACTTCATGCAGCAGAATCATACATTCGATGATTTCATTGGACGTAAGAAAGAAAAGGCTGCAAAGAAAAAGATGGAAAATACATTGAACAGTTTTTTGGATGATGAAGATGACACAGGACATAAGACAGTGGATTCGTGAATTGCAGGCAGGGCATAATATAGTGAGAAGAGATTTTCCTGCACTAGCAAGAAGTACAAAGAGTAGAAGAAGAAAACAAGGCAAGAAACTTCTTAGAAAATATACATGGGATGCGTTTGATAACCAATTTGATTTGAGTAAAATTATGGATGATAAGAAAATATTTTTAGGTGTTTCTGATTTTGAAGACTTAATTACAGTCGAAATTATGAAGCGTCGTGTTGATGCAAACCTATCAACAGTACAACGTGAAACCACTGTTCTCTGCGATCGTCAAAGATGGTCCAAGTGGGCAGAAGAACATTACAGCGACTGTCTGTTTGTTCAAAGTAATTCTTCAACTGGATTTATCGTTGAGGAAAACACTAACAACTTCATCAAGTTTGATGTAAACTCCAACTCAACTACTGTTCGTGCATTCGGTGATGCTGAATTTGCAGAAGACATGGTCGAGATTGTTGAGTCTAACTTTGATGTTGTTACATCTTATATCGAATGGATCTATGGTGCTGATGGTAACTCCGTCAATGTTCCATTGAATCGTGATCGTCTCCCAACTGAAGAGATGTATCCATTCCTTAATGGCGAATCCCTTAATGATTACTATGATCGTTACATGGAATCTTCTGCCAACATTCTCCTTCTAATTGGACCTCCAGGAACTGGTAAGACTACATTCATTCGTGGTCTGCTTGCACATCGCAACTGCTCTGCAATCGTAACATACGATGCTGGCATTCTTGAGAAAGATGCATTCTTTGCCAAGTTCATTGAAGACGATGCAGAAGTTATGGTTCTTGAAGACAGCGATGCATTCTTAAAATCTCGTAGCGATGGCAACACAATGATGCATCGTTTCTTGAATGTAGGTGATGGTCTTGTTACAACCAAAGGTAAGAAGATGATCTTCTCTACCAATCTTCCAAGCATCCGTGACATTGACTCTGCATTGGTTCGTCCAGGTCGTTGTTTTGATATCGTCACATTCGATGTTCTTAGCGCAGTAGATGCTAAAACTCTCGCAAAGAAATTGAAAGTTAAATTACCAGAAGTGAAAGATACATACTCTATTGCAGAAGTATTCAATCAACAATCTGATAATACCAAAAAATCCAGCTCAAATAGAAAGGTAGGTTTCATTTGAAGGTAGCCATTATTACTGATCAACACTTCGGTGCTCGTAATGATAGTATTGCTTTTCTAGATTTCTTCGAAAAATTCTATGACAATACTTTCTTTCCTGCTCTTGATGCAAATTCTATTGACACTGTTCTTGTTCTTGGCGATACTTTTGATAGAAGGAAGTATGTCAACTTCTATGCACTTGACAGAGCTAAGAAAATGTTCTTCGACAAGTTGGAAGAGCGTGGCATTCGAGTGCATATGTTGGCTGGTAATCACGACACTTATTATAAAAATACTAATGAGGTAAACTCTCCAGATTTACTTCTAGTTGAATACGGTAACATTGATGTTATCTCTAAACCAGAAACAATAGTTATTGATGGAACATCCATCTGCATGTTGCCATGGATTTGTCCAGAGAACTATCAAGAATCATTGGATCATATTAAAAACACTAAAGCCGAAGTTTGCATGGGACATCTTGAGATTGCTGGCTTTGCAATGTATAGAGGAATGGAATCACACGATGGTTTGGCTAAAGAAACTTTTGAGAAGTTTGATTTGGTTTTTTCTGGGCACTATCACCATAGGAGTAGTAATCAGCATATTCATTATCTCGGAAATCCGTACGAACTTACATGGCAGGACTATAACGATCCCAGAGGATTCCACTTGTTCGATCTTAGTACAAGAGAACTTGAATTCATTTGCAATCCTTATCGAATGTTTGAACGAATCGAATACAACGACAAAGACCAAGACCCTGTCGATTTAGATGCACTTGAACTTGAACACAAGTATGTAAAGTTAGTAGTTGTAAACAAGAATGACTTTTATAAATTTGACAAATTCATTCAGAAGTTGTATAATAAGGGTTGTCATGAGATCAAGATTATTGAAGACATGTCAGAGTTTCAAGATGGTGAGATTGGTGAAGAACTTAATCTCGAAGATACGGTATCTGTTCTCACCCACTACATTGATAGTATTGAAACTGATGTTGACAAAGAACAAATCAAGACTTACATGAGAACACTTTACACTGAGGCAGTCAACATCGAGGTAGTATGATGCAACAACTTAATATAGAGTATTTCTTTCCACTGACAGAACAGATTCCACTTGAGTTAGATTATACAGATTGCGCCAAACCTAAACTGTGGACTACTATTGATTCAGGATTAACATTAACTGT